CTACTTTTTGCGCTCTCTCCATGAGCTTTTGCTTGAAATAGGCATGTTCCTTTGGGCCCTTAATGGCCTTTTCAGATAGTGCTGTATCTACTACCTGATGAAAGTACTTCATGCCTTTTTCCGACCAGTAGAGGGAATGTAAAATGGAGTCATCCTCTAATGGTGCTAAAAACCTATTGTCTTCCTCAGACCAGAGAAAAAACCTTCTTAGAAACATCATTTCATAGATAGTCTTATACTCTGTAACTATAGCCTCCCCTTTATCAGCAGCCGTATAAGGAAAACCTATTTTGCAATAATTTCGTTGCGTTGACATCGCTCCCCAAGGGAATAGATGTTCACGCACACCAGCTATATGGTCATCACTTAAAGTAAGAACATACAAATTGGATTCTAAATCATGCAATTTAGGTTTGTCATGAACAGTAGTATCATAGGTCAAATGATCGACACCAATAATACCTTCACACCAAGACATAAGATAATTATATCTAGTGAGAATCTGATCACAAAAAGATCCGAAAAGTTGAGTTATAAAGCAGCCCGATGTTAATGAGTCTGCCCACATGATAATAACCCATCCTTCCGGAGTGGAAACACAGTGTAGACTATTACAAATTCTCCAAAGTAGAACATCCCTTACGCGATGTTCAGATTCAGGTGCATTGTAATAATGATGTCGACAAAATAGTCCGAACATATAAAATAACCATGCTTTTAGGTGACCATCAAAAGTTGAAAAGTCACCATCAAAGCAATTTTTATGTATTAGGAACATTTTACCGACTGCATCCCAGTCATGACCATAGGGGTTGATTCCCATAGCCATACCGTTCTCTACATTATGTCGAATCGCTGTTGATTGCAAATCGCCGAAATACATTTTCTCAATTATCAACTGAAACCAGTCGGCACCTGATATATATCTCGCTTTCCCAATAAGAACCTTCTCTGTCTTCAATAATTCAGACTTCAAAAATCCCTTGTTAAGAAACTGAGGCACAATACCTTCCTTCATAGAATTTTCAAATAAATGAACTTCTGAAATCAATGATTTCATAAGTTCAGTATCTAAATCTCGTAATCCGTCGGTACCATACATCATTTCCTTAGTAACACCTCGTAACATAAGAGTAACTCCTTGTGAGGAGTCTCTCTTATCAGGCCCTACTAAATCCCAACCATGTATTGCATTTTCAGGAGTATAAACAGAAGGAACTGTATCAGATTCTCCCTTGGCACCATCCCATCTTATCAAATACATAGCATAAGCCATGCTTAATAATTCGGGATTTATAGCTTCATTACTGAAATTATACTTACCAAGAGCTAATTTGAGCGGATCGTAATCAGTTTCCATACCATCATAAATGACGCTATGTTCTTGTAAAACTGAAGGCAATTTCTTATTAGTTCCTTCCCCCATGAATTCAAAAAATGGTGTTTTCTTGTAACGAGAGAATTCTGCTTGACTCAATGGTGGAATCTTGCCGACTATTGGAAATTTGTCAGGTATAGCACAATTTGACTCTAATACATCATCTACTGGTATAATGAGACCACTTTCTGGTATGCCATGAATTTCTAACATTTCTGTTAATAATTCTTGACATAAGATAGTAGACCCACCAATATGTGTGTCTTTCGGTCTGTTGCCAGCAGTATGTAGACCACAAATAACAACTTTACCAGGAAAACGATTATCATTAACCCATAGTGGGGACATGCAAGAGGAGGGAACACCTTCAACTCTATACATAAAACCACGATGAAGATAAGTATCATCATGAGATGAGTATGAAAGAGTATTTAACCAGGATTGAACTGGTATATACTCCGTTACACTCCTGTTTTCCTCATAAGTAGTATAAGCAAGTGTTAGACATATGTTGTCAGTATCTGGAGGTATCATATTATTCTTCATAAAATAACTTAGAATATTACGACGCATCTGAATACCCTGTCGTCTATCAAAAGTAACTAGAGCGAGATCTCTCTCTGGAAATCTAGTAACTTTTGCATAACGGTAGAGGACTTTGTCAAACAAACCACTTGATCTAACTCTGTTAATAATTAAATTGTGATCTGAAGCATAAAGTCTATCTAAATGTCTAGCACTATGGTCATTGATAATAAATGTAGCATCCCTAATGAACAATAAATTGGTCATAGGTACATCATTCACATCAAGCCGGCAAATATGTTTAACAAACAACTTCTCAGACATCTGCAAAGGACTATTGCTAATATCCCTAGAATTAGTATTCAAATTAGGTATTCCAGCAACTGTACTTGGATTTGATAATACTCCTTTCTCAGAAACTTGTCGGGATTTAAGTTTTTTAGACTTATTCCCTTTAAGTTTGATTCTGATTAAAGAATTAATTAACAAATCACCAGATTCATCTTTCTTAGAAAGATATTCAGCAGCTGTAGAAACTAACCCTATGGCCATTCCTACTGTGAAAGCTGTCCAAACACCTGAATTTAAAAAAGAAAAGAAACTGTTTTGTAAGTGATCTTCACACTCCTTAAGAGATACTTGTATAGAACGTTTAATAATGGTAAAACCATCACTAACTGCTTCCTTATAAGTACCCTTACGGAGTGTTCGAAACACCTCCACCATAGTTCTACCAGTTCTTCTAGATATACTAGAAATAAATTGATAGGTATGTTGGAGATACTTATGAAGGACTGTAAGATCTTTGATAGGTTTTGCGTAAAAATACTCAAAGCCTGAAATAGTTCCCATGATGTGAACATGAGCACTATCTGCAGTCCACCACTTTACAGTTGAAGCAAATTCCTTATCCATTTCTATAAAGAAATCCTTATCAAATGAATAGGCTTTCTCAAGGTATGAATCCGGAACAACTTCCATTAATCTTGCGATATAACCAAAGGGTGCAGTGGCACGTGCTTTAATACGATTCCACACTGTAGGCACTTCTCCTTTACTAATTGGAACCAAATAATTGTTCCCAATAGCATTGCGAAAAGTGTCTTCAATTTTATCAAGAGGTAGCGTTAAATAAGAATCAAATATCTCAACCATTCTGTTAAATAAATCAGAATGTTTGGGATAATCTCTCTTAAGTAGCTCTATAACTCCATACAATCGATTGTTCCACATCATAAATAAATTATAATGTTTAACCATCATTGCTGAAATCTTCTTGACTTGTGTAGGATTACATAAACAAGCATATTGTTGCCACTTGTCAGGTAATTTCTTCATCGCTTCGGTCATATCTGAAGGATCACATACTTCCATACCCAGGAGTTCCTGAATAGTTTGGTATGCGCCTTCATGTAATCTTGCCCCTTTCGTATCTTCAGGATTGAGTCCTGCAAATACTGGAGGGTCATTATACAGATTTGACAACATCTCAGAAGCGTCCATTCCTAAAAATGGATTAAGCTCCTCAGATGTAGCTGATGAAAGACATTCCTTAAGTTTAACTTCTTCAATGAACATATGATTAATCATACGTACAGAAAGAAGTCTAACCCAATCGCAATATCGTAGACCTACTCTCATATTAGATTCAGGTGGAATTGGTTGCCCAGTTCCAGTAGTCTTATATGAGAATGGTCTAAAGATATATGGTTCAGTAGAAATATTGTCTAGATGTTTCATTCGAAACTGATGTGGATTGTTTGGATCCGTGTCAGTTTTGAATTCTTCATCAATATCTACCTCAAATACATCTCCTGTACGATTAGTCAAAGGTTCAATTGAATTTAAACTTACATCGTTTTCACTAAATGAATTCTTGTTTGTAGATAAAGAAATAACATCCATATTGTACCAAAATTCTCCTTTTTCTCCAAAGGCACGAGGTACGCC